GGGTGGTCTAATTCGCCTAATGCTCTTTTTTGTTTAACCGACTCCATATACTTATCGATCTCTCTTTCCCATAAGTCTTTGGCATAGTAACGACCGTTGCCGTTTTTGACTTCGGCTGTCGCTAAAATACCTTCTACCATAGGATTACCTCTTTCAGAAAGTTTACCCTCTGTCAATGACACAGGGTTAGCTTTAAAGAGCTGAGTTTCAATAAGAACTTGTTTCATCTTAGTATTCAGATTCAGTCTCGTCTACAACTTCTTTTTTTACATAAGCTTTACCAGCTACTTTTTCGTATAATTTGCCGTATTTAGCTTGTGCTTTTTGTAATTCTGAAATTTCGCGGTTGATTTCTTTGATGCGGGTTGGGTTGATAAATTCAGCGATAGCATCATTTTCAGCTACCATAGCTAATTTACCTTCACGAGCAGCAATTTCTTCATCAATCGCATTCATTTTAGCTTCTAAAGCAGCTACGTTACCTGCTACTTCGATTTGACGGAGACGATTTTCTAAGCCTTCTTTTTCAACTTTTTTATCTTTGTCTTTAGCTTTGTCTTCCATGTCTACTTTCTCGTCATGCATTCCATCAAGGTAACCCTCTTCTTCAGCATCAGTACGAGCATTTTCGTCCATTTTATCCTCTTCTTCTTTCAATGCAGCTAAATCTACATAACCCGAAAGATTTTCGTTGAGTAAGTCAGTTAATTTAATCATATTTTCTTTTAGTTTGACAGCTGTCATTTTGTCGTCTTTTGAGGCTTTCAAGCCTGGGAGGTCATCTGTGTAGCCAATACCTTTAACTCCAAACGCAGCGTTTTTCATATAATAATTTACGTCCTTAGACATATTTTTAGCTACAATTTCTTTTAACTCATCTACAGACTTATCTGCATTTTTAGGGTCTTTCATTTCGGCATAATATCCTTCTAAGAAAGCTTCACCATATAAGTTATCAATATTTTTCTTATCTTTATAATCAAACCCACGAGTTTCCATATCTGTAACTTCCTTAGTAGGTTTTTTCTCTTCTGCTTTAGCTTCTTCAGCTAAAAACTCTTTCCAATTGATAAAAGGATTAGTTCTACCTGTAGCAACACCACCAATACCTTCAGAGATAATTTGCTTATGCTTTAAAATAGTAACAGCACTATCGTATGGAGTAGTATTGCTGACTAAATTTGGAAATAATCTACGAACAGATTTCATAAAGATATTTTTGTTACCTTTACCCTCTTTAAGTAAGTTATACTGTTCTTGTAATGTTGGTTGTTTCATTATTCTCCTTTTAATATTGTTTCAATATCTTTAATCAAATCTAAAATTAAATCAGTCCCATATACTACAGCGTATGACTCTGGGTTTTCTTTGTAGTAATTTGCTGTTTCATCTTTAGCATTATCTAATAACGGATATAAATTATTTAAACGAGCTTCAATTTCCTTAAAAGCTTGCATACGTCTTTCTTGAAATTGAGCACGACCAGGGTCGGCTTCGTTCATTTTTAATTTATATCGATACTTATACATATTGTTTATTCTTTTACGAATGTGTCAGGTGCCCATAAATATTTAGTGTCTATGGCTTTAGATTGTTTAGCTAATTTTTTAGGATCAACTAATCTATATTTAAACTGTTTAACGTAAGCATTATCTTTAACTCCCTCTTCAGAAGCTTTAGGTCCTAAACCTAATGATGATCCAGGATTAGATTCATTTAAATCTTCTTTCTTTTTAAAAGCGTATTTAGTAGCATATTGACTGCCAGTACCTGTAGCCATAGAAGCAGAACCACCTGTAGCTGACATTTCATTCATACCTTTAACACGAGCATATTCTTCTGATTTGTTATTACGTAAATAAGTTCTAAGTGAATTACGTAATTGGCGAACATCTTTACCCCAATCTTTAATAAATTGTTCTGCATTTGATTGTCTAGCAGCTTTTTCTACAGTTTTAAATAACTGTTGAACTTGTTGATATAATTTAAGATAGTCAGCTGCATATTCAACATCCCAAGTAATTGCTCCTGAGTTGGGATCAATATCAGTAATAGTGGTTTTAATGCCACCTTGGACTTTAACGTCTCCTACTTTAGCTTCATTTTGAGGTTCCATTAGCAGCTTTCAATTCTTCATAAAGTTCAAAATATTGAAGAATATTAACAATATCTTCACTTGATACTTTAGCAGTTTTATCTAACTCACAAATTAAGTTAGTAACTTCATTAATTTTAATTTGAACAGCTTTATCAGTAACCTTTGAATTTAACTCAGTTAGTGCTGTTTTAACTTCAACTACTTTAGAATTATAAAATTCTTTTAATACTGGGGTCGAATCTACTGAGTTAATATATTGTCTTAAGATTTCTTTTTGGGACTCGTATAAATTAGTATACTTACCATTAAATTTTTCCATTAAAATTCTATAAGTAAGCATACGAGTATCTTTATCGTATGATTGAAATTCTTTTAAAATTTCGGCTTCAACGTTTTCTGTTTTAATTTGAGAAGTAGATAAATGCTCTAATAGAGTCATTTTATTATTTACAATAATATCAGCATCTACTAAAGCATCGTTATTTTGAATTTCAGCTAAAGTATAAAAAGCAGCAAAAGTTTTATAATGAGGTAATTTAGTTTTAAAAAACTCTTCTAAATTATAATGCTTTTTAATTTCGTTAATTAAATTATACTTTTCTCTTCTTAAATTACTTCTATTTAGTTTTTTAGAGGTTTCAAGTAATGTTTGAATCATTACGTTAGCTCTACCTTCAGTTAAAGCCGTATTTTTAGCTAATGTTTCGTATAATTTATATTCTTTGCCTAACTCACTTTTAACAAAAAACTTTTGAATAAGTTTAAGAGCAGCAGAATTAGTACCGTTTAAAGTATCGGCTGTTACCTGACGAACAAGTAATTCGAAAAGAATGCCAGTATTTTTATACTTTGAATGCTTAATATTCATTCCTTAAGGTTTATTATAAATATATGGAGATATATTACTCTTTAATTTGTGATTCGTCTAATAGTGATTCTTTGCGATTTCCTAATGATTCAAGTAATGAAAGATTTTTAGAGTAAGCAAGTTTAGCTGATTCTTTTAAACCAGGTTGATCATCATTTTTCATATCTTTTCTACCTAAACGATCACGTCCGAAAGCATTATCTTGAGTATTAATATTTGATGCTTTTTCTTCAGGACGACCTAAAGGTGCTTTTTCATCATAACCATCTGGTACTGAGTTATCTTCGTATCTGCCTCTTCCATATAATGAAGCTAAATCATGTGGTGTGCCATATGAGCGCCCTGTTGTGATAGGATCATTACCTTCAGTTTCAATTTGAGCTAAACGGAATCTACGTTTTTGATCTTGAATGATAAGATCTCTATATTCTTCATATTCACCTTCACTAAAGTGAAATACGTGCTCATAAATCCAATCAGTAGGAAGTAATTTATTTTCCATGATTGTAGCAGCTAAGTCTACTTTTTCTTTCATTAATGCGATCTTTTCTTGATCGTAAATGATAGAAGGAGTAGTTAAACCTAACTCAAAATTAGTCATTTGTTCGTCTCTATATCCTTGAGAATATAAGTGAACTAAGGCAATTTTATATAATTCTGAGAGTAAAATACGTTGGATACGATCAATTGTACGACCAAAACGGATATCTTCAGCTGCTAATGTAGCTTTACCTTGTAAGTTTTCATCGTAACCCATAAATGCTTTAGGCACTTTAAGAGCAGCGAATAGTTTTTCTCTTAAGTATTCAACGTCTTCAATACCTGACCATTCAAGTCCTTTAGTAGTATCAATTTTAGTTGCTTGATCATTACCTCTAACTGGGATATAAAAGTCTTCCATGATGTTTTGCATGTTGTACTTCAAATTATATTCACCAGTATTTTGATCCATAAACGGAGTACGCTTCATTGTAGAAATTGTTTTCTGCATGAAGTTTTCTACTTCGTTAGGTGGAATAGAACCTACGTTTACATAGAAAATACGTTTTTCTGGGGCGCGGACAATTCTGTGAATCAACATCGCGTCTTCCATCAATGAGTATTGTTTGTATAGGCGACGAGCAGGCTCAATATATGAACGACCATATGGAAGGTAATTTACATCCGATAATAATCTAAAGTGAGCAATCTCGTAATTATCAAATTCAATAGTATTTACAGTACTTTTTTGATTAGGAGTTACGTAATAACCAGAAGAAGAACCACCTAAAATACCTTCAGGATTATAATTGAATACTACTTTAGATGGATTTTCTGGATCAAAATTTTCTTTTCTTTCAATATGGTAAGCTGAGTATGGGATAACGTTGTATACACCAAATTTTTCAGAGATTTCTAGTTTGAGGAAGAAATCACCATACTTACACATTTGACGAGTCCAAGACCAAAGATTAAACTCAATGTTGAGGACGTCGTAGAATAAGTTATATAATACTTTTTGGATACCTTCATCTGAAGATTTGATTTGAAGTACTTCACCCATATCATTTTTGAGAGTACACTCATCAGAAATAATGTCAAGGGCAGATGCGATAATAGCATCTGTATCCATTAAATCATAATCAGAATAAAGATAAGTTCTTAGATACTGATAATTGAGGTTGAACTGAGAACCATATAATGATGTAGATGCTGGGTTTCTATAAATTCCTTGGAATCTATCCATTAAAGAATTTGTAGCAAACTCGCCTGATGTTTGGATATGGTCAGTATCAACTACTTTAAGTTGACCACCCCCAACATTACGAATTACTACGTCTGAAGCAAATAATCTTTCTAACCTTCTGAATAAACTAGTATCAGCCATTGTATTGTTTATTATTATAAATATTATCTAAGAAGCCAACTAATATCCTCGT